GACTCACACGAAGGTGAGTGAACTCAGTGCTTTTCGCGAGGGTCTCATACCGCGTTTGTGAAAACGTGGGTGAGTCGGTCCTAGTCCCGCTTTGGGGGCTCGATACTTCCGTTCTTCGGAGGATTTATCGTAAAATACAAAGATATAGCTAACGCTATGGGTCAATCCGTATGGACTAACCATAGGTTAGAACACCTTATCAACATGAAACTCAAACTGATATTTAGTCTCTTTCAGATCGCCGTAAGGTGGATCTGTAGGTTCTATCTACCGGTTGGGCTTCATATTGAATTAATCCAGTTGTGGGTTCGGCTGGTTCAGAAGAGGGCTGAGACACGTGGGACCGTGGAAACTATAGGATGGATCAAAGCGATCCGCCTTTCGTTCACACGATTCCTATGTCGTAAGCCCCTTTCCGAATCACCCGGCTTCGGTGTTCAGTTGGACACATTCGGCTTGCCAATCGGCAATCCTTTGGTCCCACTGTTTACCTCACGCGACTCCACCCTGTTAAGATTCGGGTTTACCCTTTTGGGTATTTCCCGGCTCTTGCCAGGCTGGAAAGCTCCCGACCTAAGCCCTATTACACGTCCGGGTCCACCCATTATCCCAACCTTAGTTGGTGAGGTGGTCCGCACTGTAGTAGCGCTCGGTTGGAAGCTAGCTCGACCCGAATGGGTCGAGTGCCACGTGAGCACTAAAGCTGGTCCGAATGCCCAAGCTATGGTAGGATCGGTCGAGGACGCGCATCTTCTCTCAGAGAATCAAATGTCAGACATTGAGACTCTGGGAGGGAAGGCGATTCTCGGTGCGATTGCAAACGCCCGTCTCTTCAGCCCCCTAGCCTGGCTAGCGAAGTTCAAGTTAGCGCCGAAAGGGCGCTCAGCTCGTCTGTCTCTAGTCAGGGATAAGGAAGCTAAGGTGAGGATCGTTGCTATCCTTGATTATTGGTCACAATCCGTTCTCAAACCTCTTCATGACTCAGCAATGAGTTTCTTGAAAAGCTTAAAGAGCGATTGTACCTTTAATCAAGGTTCCTTCCGCGCCAAACTGGCTCGCAAAGGTCCGTATCATTCGCTGGATTTGACTAACGCAACGGATCGGTTCCCTGTATGGCTACAGGTCGCCGTCCTTGCGCAGCTCATCGCAGCGGATTATGCGAACGCATGGTGCAGACTGATTATCGACCGGGAGTATGACGTTTCATGGATCCGCCACAAAAAGCAAACCGTTCGGTATGCTTGCGGACAGCCCATGGGCGCCTATAGCTCCTGGGCGATTTTCAGTATCTGTCACCATGTGGTGGTTCGGGTAGCTGCTCAACGAGCGGGGTTGCCCGTCTCGTATAGCAACTACGTTCTGCTTGGCGATGATATCGTCATTGGTGACGATGTCGTCGCAGAGCATTACCGAGCCATCATGAGCGAGTTGGGTGTTGATATCTCTGAAACAAAATCGCATGTGTCTGACGACACCTACGAGTTTGCTAAACGATGGATACACTCTGGAGTGGAAGTAACTGGCGCTCCCTTGGGTTCTCTCTTCGAGGCCGTCCGTACCCGGAAGGTTGATGACAAATCTAACGTCGTTCCGACGTCGTTAGTTGCTCATGTTTCCTTCTATGGTGTGGCGACCTGGTTGAGGGAACTAGAGGGACGTTGGTTACCTCGTTCTGAAACACTGGTTTCCCGGGGCTTGTTGGCTGACCTCTTCAGCTCTCTTGGCATGGCGGTTAGATCTAACCGCCTTGCTGAGAAAGCTTGGAGATTCTTCT